AAAAGCAGTGCCTCCAGCAAATCCGCCAGATATACTAGCTAGCATATCATCAAAATCTAAAGCAGTTTGTCTTTGCAAGAATAACATATTTTCTTCGATAGCTCCTTGAGTGTCTAAGTTTTTCAATATGTCATCAAAAGCATCCAATCCTGCAGCAGCAGTGAATCCTACATTTACATTTCCACGATCTTCAATAGCGGCAAATAAACCTTCAGTTCCAGCTAATTTAGCAGTTGTAACAGCTGCAATGCCATCATTTTTTTCACCTTCAACCATTGACATTTCTAAATAATCTTCAAAACGTAATCTTGTTTCAGATTCAGCTTTTAAATACCATAAGTATCCAGATGTTCCGTCTTCAGTCGCAACTTCAACCCATCCAATTTGCGCCATATCAGAACCATTAACGCTGTATTGGCTTCTAATAATAATTGGGGTATTTGCATACTGCGTAAATTGCGGCTCTACAGATACTCTAGCATTAGCGCCTGTCATATCTACTCCTTTTTGGTAAGCAGAACCATATACAAATATTTTTAAAGTAGCAGAACCAATTGTGACACCGTTGTCTGCATTCTCTAAAGCCTTATTGTTAAAAGGTTGTACGGTGATAGCTTTAGCTCCAGCACCAGGAGCAGAAGCAGAAACAAGACATTTAGCCTCGCCACCAGTTGCAGGGTCTAAAACAACTATAGTATCATTTACAGAAATAACATTATCTACTCCCGCAGGTATAGTAATAACGTTACCATTAGCAGGAGCCGCACCAACGCCACCTCCAGTAGCAGAACAGTCATCATAAGCAATGTGTAATCTATTTTGTTCTGACCAAATTACTTGATCACTTGACATTGGCATTTCAGCGCCAACCATTCTTAAGAAGCCAGATAACGTACGATTTCCGTAACGCTCTACTTCTTGTTCGTATACTTCTGGTAGGTATTGCTGTGCAAAAGTATCGCTGTTTCCAGCACCACCATCGTCGAATTTTAGGTAGTTAGTATCCAATAGCTGTTGAGTTTGGCTAGGGATAATACTACCAAATTGAGGAGTTAAACTCATAATTTTTAGTTTTTTTAGTTAAATTTTTTTGTTTTAATTTTCAGTTTTGTAGAGTCAGCACCTGAAATTGCTTTAACTTTAAATCCATTTAAAAACACTTCACCTTGAGTTGACCTAGCTTTGGCACTACTTAAGTTTTTTGAACTGTTTACGACTTCTTTCACAGCGTCTGCTTTTCCTTGCTCATAGAAATGAGCGGCAATCTTATCTACATTGTCAGCGGCATACATAGCTTTGTGATAACCTTTTGTATCTGTAACATTACCTTCAGCGTCTAGGAACTTCCCGACAAGGTTTTTAATGTTAGATTGGCTTTCTGCAACTTTATCACGATTTTGAATGTTGTACTTATAATTCTTTTCGCCAACTTTAATATCGAAACCTTCGAAACTGTCGTTAAAAAGCTGTTTAGTACTTTCTTTAAATTGCGTGTGCTGTTGCTCAGCTTGTTCTTGCTGCTTATTATATCGGTTAAAAAAGTCCATAGCTTTTTGTTGGTCTTGAGTAACGCCCGGTCTCAACTTGATCTCGTCGTAATATTTACTCTTAGTTTCCTCTAAATAGCCTTTGGCTTTTGCAACTTCTTCTTTAAACGCAATTTTCTTTTTGCGCATATCTTTTTCCTCATCTACGTCTTCGTCATAAACAAAGTCTTCTAAAATGAGATCTATATCTTCGCCTTCTAAATAAGGCTTTTCTTTTTTGTAATATTCTTTTAACAGAGTAACATCGTCTACTTTTGAGTAGTCAGCGTTAAGTCTTGTATAGTCCTCTATTGTCCCGCCTGTTTCTTCCATAAAGGAAACTAGCTTTTCAATATTTTCTGGCAACTGTTTGCCTAATATTTTTTCGTCTCTTAGTGCTTCCTTAACTTCGGCTTCAACCTTAGCTACTTCGACTTCTTTGATTGGAGAAAACCTCTCAGCATCCTCGTTGGGCTCTTGTATAGGTTCTCCCACCTTTGCGCTATCTCCGGATGGTTCTTCCACAGATATCTTCTCTGTTTCTCCGATTTGAATGGCATCTTCTTTTTGTTTAGGTATTACTACTTTCTTGACGTCTGGCTCTAACTCAATTAAGGGTTCTTTCATGTTTACCTTAACTGGTTCTTCGCTTACGTTTGTTAGTTTTTTAGGAGTCTTCTTTTTTAATTTAAACTCACCTTCCTGTTTAACAGGCTCATTTGTTTTTACTTTTGACATAATATAATATAATTAAATAGTTGTTACTTTCTACATGAAAGCTTGCATGCCTTGTTCAGGCTGATTTTCAAAGTCTATAGGTAAGCCATCATTTTTTCTTTGGCTTATCAATTCACTTTGTTGTGTAGCTTCCATTTTGCTACGTTTATCTTTGCGATCTTCAATTGCTCCTTCTTTTTGCTGGATCGTTTGAACATCTAGTTGTTTAAGTTGCATATCGTATTGGAATTTTGTTTGCATTTTTTGTGCTTCTAATTGTGCTGCAATTTCCATACGCTGTATTTCCATTTGATTTTTTGATTGTTCAAATTGAACATTAGCACCCATTATAGCCTCTTGCTTTTGTACTTCAGCCATAGCTGTTTTTTCTGCAGTATCTGCCTGTGCTTGTCCTTGAGCTGCAATATTAGCTTGCTGATTAGCTTGATCTTGTTTAGCTTTTGCTTTGCGCTTTATTTTAAGCATTTGATTTGCTAGCTTAAGATTTTTTATTTGTCTTAAATCTATAGCATCTTCTAAATTTAAACTACCTTGTTGTAATGAAACTTGAATGTTTGCTTCAAGCTGCGCTAACTCTTCGTCATCTGGCTCTAACTCTAAAAATATACCAAAATCGTGCAAGTTTAAATTAATAACTTCGTCTAAAGTTTTTATATTAAACGTTGATATAGAGTTTTGTAATGCACTTCTTGTAAGCGGAAATTCTAAAGCATCTGCTATTTTAAGAGCAATGTTTTCAGCCAGTTTAAGTGTTATATAAAGACTAGACTGGTTAATATGTCTAGTGGCAACATTAGACGCATTAGCGGCCATCTTTTGCAGCCCTACAAGCGAGTTCTTGTCCATTGCTGTACCGTCTCTTGCTTCATTTAACCCTGTTACATCGCGTATCATTTGTAAATAATATTGATACGTTTGTATAAGCGCTCCTATTTTAGCTTGACCGCTTGAGCTATTAAGTTCTTGAATTGGTACTTTACCGGCATTCATATCACCGTCTTGTGTAAGTGATCTACCTACAATAGAACCTGTTTGGAAATACATATTAAGTGCTTCTGCAGGATTGTAGTTTGTGCCATTACCTAAATCAACTTCTGCAAGTCCGTCCATATCTAAGTATACACCGTCTGGTACCATACGAGATAAAACTTGCTGCAGCTTTAAATGAGTTAATTGAATCATATCAGCAAAACCAATACATTTGCTTACAATAGATTCAATTCTTCCTTTGTACATTCTAGGCGCACATATAGCATAATTCATTTCAACCTTAGTTGTATCTGCGACAGGTCTTGTCATGTTTTCCGCTAACTCCCATTTAAGCATATCGTTATTACCTAACACTTTTGCTCCTGTATATAATACTTCGATAGATCTTGATACTCTTTCAAAATTATCATTTTCAGGCGGGTTAAATGTGTCTGGCTTTTCTAAAGCTTTCATCAGTCCTTGTTCTGTTTGCTTTATTTTAAATACTTGATTGTGATATGTTTTGTATTCAAAGTATAAAACCTGTACAGTATTTTTATCGTAATTACCCCAGCCTGTTACATATTGACTGTTGCCTGGCATCTTTTGTATTCTAGCAAGCTCCTCTTCTGAAATGTTAGGAAATTCTTTTTTAAGCTCAGGTATTGTTATAGACTTTACTTCACCTACATAATATATGTCATCAAAGTTAGGGTCTTCTGTATAAGAATAAATAGCATAAGCTGGGTCTACATAATCAACCGTTACTCCTTCTGCGGTATTAAATCCTGTTTTAGCAATAGCAATTCCTAGAACAGTTAAATCCATATTCAATCTTTTTCTAGTAAGATCGTATTTGTTTTGAGCAAGCACAGATGATATAGCTTCTTCTTCTGCTATTTCAATTGATTGCTTGTAGCTTAGCTGCATGTGAAGCTCAAGCTCTTCTTTGGATTCCGGTATTGTATCTATATTAGGTGTTTGATATAAATCAATGCCTAAAGTTTGTTTTAAGCTGTCTAAATATTCCTTAGCAACCATATCCTCGTAAAGCATAGAAGCATAATCTGTTCTTTTCTTTATTGACTGAGGATCTTGTGCATATGCTTTTATATCGTAAGACTTAGATGAAATACCATTAACCACTATATCTACAAATTTAGATAATATAGGCACAGGTTTCCAATCTAAGTTTAAATAAGATAAATCACCGTTAATTGACAATTCATCTTTATACTTTTGTATTGATTGCTCTCCTCGAGCATATAATCTTAATTGGTGAAATTGATTCCAACTAGTTAAATATCTATTACCGTTAGTTCGACCTTGACCAAACCATTCATATTCAATAGCCTGCCCAACTTGCGTACCATATTCCAAACTTGCTTTTTCTGCGTCACTTACTACTTGACTAGGAAAAGCGCTGTTTGTGTTAGTATATATACTCATTTAACTTATTATTTTTGATATTGAACCTTTGTTGTCGTACTTTTTAATTCCTAAATCAACCGGTAACGGTCTTTCTCTTTTAGGACCTGGCGTGTATCTATGCTTATTACATGCCATTAATGCTAAGCCTGAGCTTATAGATGCATCGTGTTTTGTTCTATTATTAATATTAAACTTTGCCCAATCTTCTAATGTTCTTTGGAAATATACATCTCCATATCCTGTTTCTTTGAGCCCTACAAATTCATTTACATATGTTTCTATAGCAGCCGCGTGAGCTTGTTTTATGTCTTCACTTGAGTTTGGTATACCACCTAGCTCTTTTTCTGTTACTGATAATTTGTTATATTTTCTATCTGGCCGGTTAATTGAATAACCCCTATAGCCTCTTCGTTTAAAATGATATAACAATCTTGGTTTATTATTTTCTGCTAGTATAGGCATTCCGTAAAACACGCAAGCCATTAATACATCTTCAAAAAATATTTCAGCAGTTTGAGGTCTGGCTATATATTCTAAAAAGAAATGGTTAGGAGGTACGTCCTCCATACTAAACTTTGTTAAACCGTGAAGAGCGCCTTTCGACCCCCTACCGTCCACAGTGCCCGATATATCATATGGATCACAACCAAATGCTCCACAGTGCTCATTGCCAGGATAATTAGTGCCATTTTTTATATATCTTTTATTTTGTAACTGATCAGGTGGAACCCAAGTCACTAAAAATCTACCGTCATTATTTGGAACAAATATTACTCTAGTATCTTTTTCTGCGTTTTCCCACTGAAAACTTCCTCTTGTTACGTTAATTGAATTTTTAAGATCTTCATTAAAATCTATTTGCTGATATATCTTAGTTAGATTAAATAAAGATTGTTTTGATTCATCTCTAAATGCGTGCTTTGTTGTACGCGGGAATTGTCTGTAAAATTCATTTAAACTATCTTGATCTGATTTTAAACCTTCTACTTCATTTTCCCAATACTCTATTACACCTTGTGTTATTTTTGTCCCGTGTGGATCTTCAACTGCTTTTTTTGGTGTGTTGAATACAGGTAAGCCATAAGAATCAATGTATCCCTCGTAGTTCCATTCCATAGGTATGAACAAAGAATAGAGTCCTGAGCGAGTCTGTCCATTGGCGTTTCTTTGTGTAACATCTGAATCATTATAAAGCTTTTTAAAATTATCGCCACCTTTGTCTAATGAGTTTGACGTTGATCCCATCATACATTTACCAATTACTCTACTACCTAATCGAAGGGTGGTTTTCGTAACCCTCCAGTTGTTGAGGATGTTGTTCGGCCTTTCCCACTTCCCGGATTCATCATGGACGAGGAGTTTGAGTTTCTCCCCATCGTAGGCGTTATCGCCGGTGTTCTTCCAGTCGATGGTGGTGTCCAAACCGGTAATTTCTTGTATTTTTTCATTGGCTTCAAGCTTTCTACGGGTAAACTTGGAGGCAGGGACTCTGTACGCGAGTTCGGTCTTTGGCCTGTCCATACCGTCCTGGATCGGCTTGAAAAAGAAGGGATAGTTGACGGAAATAGGTACGACCTTATCTGTGAACATCTTTTTAGCATCGGCACCAGATTTGGACAGTATGCCGAACCGTGAATCCGTTGATATTGTAGCAAGGTTGACCGATTCAGCTGAGGACATAAATGAAAATCCGCTTCGACGGTTTTTAAGATAACACATTCCATATGACCTGGTATCGGATTTGCATGCCTCCCAAAATATGTAGAATAATCTATTCGATTCCCTAAAGTCTGGTTGCCCGACGTCAATCTTACTCCACTGCAAGTACATATAATAAGTGCCAGTAATGTAAGTAGGAATACCTTTGCTAATGAACCAAAAGCCTTCTTCACGTCGTGTAAATTCTTTGTCAAT